TATAATGGGCTACCAATAATTGAACCATTTTTAAAAGACAAAAAAGGTAATTGGACGGGTAAGCTTTTATGAAGAAGAAATGCTGTGGAAAGTATGCTTTAAAAGGCGAGAGAGCAACGGAGAGGGCGATTGATAAGCAATCAGGTGGTGAGCATTACAAAAACGCAAAGATACAAGCTATCGAGTTTATAACAGCACATAAGCTTGATTTTATAGATGGTAATATAGTAAAATACGCAGTTCGTAAAAAAGACGGAGAGTCTGATATGGAAAGATACAAAAAGATCAAACATTATGCAGAATTAGCTATGGAGTTAAAATGTGGTTAAGTGCAATTAAGATAGCAGTACAAGCGGGTTCTAAAATTTACGCTAATAGACAAAAAGCTAAAATAGCAATGTCTGAAGCACAATTACTTCACGCAGAGAAACAAGCACGGGGAGAGGAATCATATCAAGGTAAATTATTAGAAGCTAGACAAAACGACTACAAGGACGAGGTGGTTTTATTTATACTTACGTTGCCCATCTTGGTGCTTGCTTATGGTGTTTTTTCTGACGATCAACAAGCAATGGATAAGATAAATCTTTTCTTTGACCATTTCCAAAATTTGCCTAGCTGGTTCACTAATTTATGGATTTTAGTTGTTGCTAGTATATTTGGTATAAAAGGCACACAGATATTCCGTAAAAAATAATTTAATCTTATCTTAATTATCTATATTGTGAGGTATGAAGAACATTATAGATTTTGTAATTACTAATTTAGAAGTTGATATACAAACAGATAATAACAATATGGGTCGAGTATCTTTTGTGTTTATTGACCAATCTCCAAGCTTTCCTAAAGTACAAAAAATGTTAGATCAAATTGATGAAAGACCTGATGCTTATGTTAATACTTATAGCATAAGCACCATTGAAATAGATGAAACAACCGATTTACGGGGTCTTGAATTTACTAAGCACTAAGCAATAGATAAAAATAAAATACCATAACTGCAAATATAGTAAGATAAGCTAAAGTCTTGGCTATGATATTCGTCCAATTAATTTTATCTTCCTTAAACTTTTGGTAGTGACCATTATTGTCTAGGTATAGTTTCGTCATTTACTCTCCTTTGCAACAAACGACAGTTCTCTCTTTAACTCACTTTGAAGTAAAGATATTTCTGTCATTTTATTTTGATATGAAGTTTTAGCTTCGTGATATTTTATGTCATATTCCACAAGCTTTGTTTTCATATATATGTAATCAGGGTCTAAAAGTATATCTGCTTTTAGTTGTTCCTGAGTTTTCTTCTCGGCACTCTGCTTGTATTGTTTGTAGAGTCTAGCGTGAAGTTCTTTTACCTCTGTTTCTGTTTCAAGATAAAGTTTATACAAAGTGTTCTCTGCCATAGATAGTTCTCTTAATTCTCTCATTAAAGTTCTGCTATCTACTTTTAAATAATCTTCGTTCATACTCTCCTATCCAAAGTCATATAAGTCTTTGATGAGTTCTCTATCATCAGCGACCTTATCTCTTAACTTTTTGTTTTCTTCTTCTAAACGATTAAGTCTTACTCTTAACTGACCATTGATCGTCTTATGACTTTTATTCATCATAGTAAGACGTTCAATAGTGTTTTCCTGATCTTTTAAATGCTCTTTAAGCATTGTGTTATGTTTCTCTAATGCTTTGACTTCAATATCACTCATAAATTAAAATGGTATTTCATCATCAAGATCAGACAATTCAGCAGTAGTAGCGTGGTCAGGTGCTGATGGTTGTGCTTGTGTCATTGGTTGTTCTGTATATTTAGGAACAGACTCACTAATTGGTTTCATTCCATCAATCGTTCTTGGTTTATAAGGTTTAACCATAACTATACAAAATATTTGCTCTTGGTCGCTTGTTGCATATTTAGATGGATTGTTAGCTGTCTGTTCTTTAGACATATATTTTAACTCATATCCAGCTTGATGATATTTCTGAACTTGTGGTGTGTTAAACCATTCCGTTACTTGCGATAAGCTATATTTTCTTTTTGTTAAACTACAAATAAATTTTTGCTTACTTGCAACTGCCGAGTATTCATAACTAGGACTTTTTTTACCTGTTGGGTAAAGCTTTAAGCTTAAACCACAAAAAGGCATATCATATTTAGTCTTATTGTACATTATCGTTTCCTTTTAGTTTGGGTTTGTTTTAGTTTTCTCATTTGCTCATTAAAAAGCAATTCTGATTTATGACAACTTAATAAACCAAGAAAAGCTTTCATATGATCTTTTTTGTATAATATCTGCCTAGCTTCAAAAGGTTCATTTGTTTTAGGCAATCTTACTATATACATCTTATTTATTTTCTTACCTGTTTGTTCTTCATAAGCTAATTTATAGCCGTGTAACTGATGAACCATATTAAGAAATAAACCTTTTGATGTTTTTACGTCTATAAGCCATAAATTTTTATCTTTATCTGTGGCTATTAAATCTAAAGTTCCACAGTATCCTCTAGGAGAATAAAGTATCTTTTCAGACTCAACGACTTTTAGATTATGTTTTTTCCAAAACTTTTGAAACTGCATAAAGCAATTAGCAACAATACTATTTTCAGGTTTAGTTACTTGTTCTCCTTTTAGCCATTTCTCTACTAACTTATGAACGATAGAACCAATACTTAAAATATTATCGTTTTTCTTTTTTGCTGTTGATTTAGCATTTATGATTATTTGATCTATCTTATCTAATGGAATACCCTGTTTTTCCATTTCAACTTTAATAGCATTTACTTGACTATTAACTTTCCAAGCTTCTAATGCTGGACTTGCTAATTTACCAAGAAGCGTACTCATACCAACTACATATTCGTTATTATGAATATAAACGTGCTTATCTTCATCAAAAGTTATTGTATGTCCGTTTTCAAGTTTTACTGTTTTAGTCATTTCCTCTCCCGTTTAAGTATATTGATTTTTTAAGACTATCAAGTGGTCTAAAGAAGTAAGACCAATCTGTGTTAGTAGCTTCACAGAATATTTTAAGCTTTGATAGTGGTATTGCGTTTTGTGACTTCTCGTACTTTTGAATCTGCTGAAAAGTGACCTTGCATATATTGGCTATTCTAGTTTGTGTATATCCTAGTTCCAATCTTCTTTGTCTCATTCTAATTCCTATATATTCATAGAATTTAGACTCTTGTTCTTTTTGACTAGCACCATTCATAGTAGCTAGACAAGCACGTAATCTTTGTTTGATTACGCTTATGTTTCTTACTTGGCTATCTGTGTACATTTTCTCTCCTTTTTTAATAAACTACTTTGTGGTTTCTTCCCTCTAGGCAGTTTTTTACTATTGCTTTGTATTTATTTTGTGCTTTGTCAGACAACCATAATGTACTTGCTCTCCACCATACATTATAAATAATCTTACCATTCTCTACTATTGCACTTGTGTTTTCTTTTCCTAAATCCTTACATCTTTTAATATCGTCTGTAATTTCATCAGCACGACTATTAGAGTAAGCACCTGTCATTCCTTTTGAATCTACTATTGGTTTGTAGTTTCTTGCACACCCTTGAAGTAGAGTCAAAGATAGCACTATAACAATCATCATTTTCATTTTATTTCTCCCTATTTACTTAACTTGTTTTCATCATATTTATTCGTTGTCTATGCAATTGGTTCATATATATGTCGAGTTGAGTAGGTTCTATCTTCCTATTCTTCTCCTGATGTACCTTTATTGCTTTGACTAACGACTTGAAAGTTTTTACTTCTTTCAATTTTTTTTCCGTCATTTTTGCCCTTTACATTAACTTGATGCTTTTGCTTCAAGTATTCTTGTACGTGATTTCCATATAAATTCACGTCAGAATCTTCTTTACCAATATCAAAAATAAAAGTTTTTTTGGTATTAAATACTCTACCAAAATGTTTTGATAATTCTTTTGATACTGTTGAACCTTTAGGTATTCTCATTATGCTCTCTCCTTTGTAAATTTAATGATGCCTTTTTTATAATCGTTAAATATTCTTTTACAAACATAGTCAAAAGAATACATAAAACTATTATATTTATACATTTTAGTATTGCTAACATCACAATGTTTTCTTATTTTTGCAGAATAAGTATCTGCATTTGGATTATCTAATGGCATTTTTATAGAATATATTTCTTCACCGAACCTATCAGAATACTTACTGTTTCTTATTACATATCGTTTTATATTATCAATATTCATTATGCTCTCTCCTTATTAAGTGAATTTAATTCTTCTTCAATACCTTTAAGTCTTAAAAGACTAATTTTTTTACTTACAGGTCTAAAAACATTTCTTTTTGAAGTTGGGAATTTTACATACTCATCACCATAATATTTATAAACTTTACTGTTTCTAAAAGTATTAAGTTCTGCAATCAACATAAACTTCTCATATCCAAGATGATAAATTTTTTTCTCTACATCACTCATTTGATAAAATGGTTTTTTTATCAAAATAGCTTCAGGAAGTTTTGGTATCCAACTGTATTTATCTTTTATCATTATGCTCTCTCCTTGTTATCGATTAAATTAAAATAATCAGATGGAATAAAATTATCTTCATTATCAATAATTACATGATTATCTGCATATTTTTTCATACAAGATTTACAAATTTTCAAACCTTGTTTAGCAAGAAAACCTATAAATATTTCTTTAGGTTGATCGTTACATATTTTACAGTTGTTCATTTTCTCTCCCTTTTTTGTTTGTGTTAATTTATTTAACATACGAATAATCTAACAAAATGGTTGTGTAATACAAGCGTTTATTTACCGCATAAAACCTAGCTTTTTTGACTTTATCTACACCTAATTAGCGAATTTTCTAATATTTACTATTGCAAACCAAATCAAAATAACTATAAATCGAATCAGGGCGAGAAATGATTAGTTATTTATCTTTTGTTATGATAAGTTCGAATCAAGACAATCATTTTCTCTCGGTGGGTTAATTGTTTGAAAATCTCCCTAAGGTTTATAAACGTAAAAAGTATTAGCCCACCACCCTTACAAAAAGGAGAAATGATGCAACTAAAACTAGACTACGAAGCCTACCAACGAAATAGCGAAACAAGTAAAAAAGCTTGGGAACATAAAAAAGACAAAAAAACACTTAAAGATAAGGTTTATGATTTATTATTGGATAATCCAATGGCAAATCATCAAATAGCTGATACTATGGAAATACCATTAAGTTCTGTAACAGCAAGAATACGAGAACTGCAAATTGATGGTAAAGTAGAAGATTCAGGAAAAAGAGCAATGAGTAAATACAAAAGGGAGTGTGTGATATGGGTAAGAAACGACCAAATAAAATAGAACGGGAAAGATTACAAGCTGTTGCAGATTTACCCTGTTATGCTTGTTTTCAGGACGGACTTGAGGTGGCTTCAGAAGTACACCATATTCGCTCTCACACAGGGCTAGGATTAAAATCTTCTAGTTTTTTAACGATACCCCTGTGTCCTCGCCATCACAGGTATGGCAAGGTCTCTGTGCATTTAGGGAAAAAAGCTTTTGTTGAGAGATACGGAACAGAACAAGAAATATTAGACAAAACAAATAGGGAGATAGAGAGATGCAAGGAAGAAAATCAGGTTATTTTTTAGTTTATCGTGACGTGTGGAAACACGCTGTATTTAAAAATTTAATCGAAGCAAGTATATGGCTATATATGATAAGTTCAGCAAGTCATAAATCAAGAACACTAATGTTTTTAGATAATCCAATAGCTGTAAATACAGGAGAACTTATTTTTCCAATTAGAAAAAATGCGAAGATTTGGAATATAAGCTACTCATCATTACGAACATTCTTATTAAGGTTGAAAAGACGTAAGATGATAACCATAAGAGTAATCAGAACCCAACCAACACCTAACCACCGATTCAACTCTGTATCGGTCATAAACGTATGTAATTACTCACGTTTTCAGTTCAACGAGGACGCGACTAATCAGCACCTAACCAGCAACCCCGCGTTACTAAACCATTATACTAAACCATTTAATACTAATATTAGTAACGGAACATCAAATGAGTCTAGCAAGGATATAGTTTATTTAGGAGATGAATTTGGAGAATATGTCAAAATTAAGACAGGTGGTAAAATTAAGTGGAAACACAAGTTTAAACAAAATATGCCATTGAAAGACAAGATATGAGAGCGATATTAAGAATCTTTAAATATGTTCGAAAACGTATTATAAGTTTATCTTTGGAGAACCAACGATTAAAACTACAAATCAAACTTCTCTTGGAAAGCAGTAAGCATAGAAAACATTAATGAAAAAACGAAAAAAGGCAAAATTTAGGCACATAATTATTGGTGGTAAGAAATACTATTTCTATAAAATAATATGGCAAGACCCGTGTGGAGATAGCGGACACGCAGAAGCATCAGAAGTTAAAAGTTTAAAACCAGCTATTATGATAAGCCAAGCTTATATATTTGCTAAAGATAAAAAGCACGTTTGGACTTTTGCTAGTTATGATAGTGAACAAGCTGTATTTTCAGATCGTAATGTATTTCCTAAATGTATTGTTATGAAAATGGAAAAAATTACTATATGATTCTATCTCTAGGTTATGTAGCTATAATCTATTTAGTTGTAATTTTAATGTTGTTGTCTTGGAATAATGAGTTATAAATAAGGCAAATGAAAAGCGACAAAACTAAGACAACTAAGGCAGAAAAAAGACAACCTGTTGGCAGACCCAAAAAGGACATTGATTTAAAAATACTCGGTTCTTTGGCATCTATTGGTTGCACTCAGGAAGAAATCGGTGGGGTCATGGGAGTATCAGCTAGAACATTACAAAGAAATTATGCCGAAATAATAGAGGTAAATAAAAACAAGGGAAAAGCATCTTTAAGAAAAAAGATGTGGGAGAACGCACTTAAAAAAGGCAATCCTAATATGATGGTTTGGTTATCTAAGAACGAACTTAATATGAGAGACAAAGTTGAAACACAAAATATTACAGAACCTTTACCATTAATTATAGAAGCAGAAAAAGTAGATGGCTAAGAAAAAACCTCTTTATGGGGTTAGTAATTATGTCAAAAGAACTAGGAAGAAAAGACCTCGTAGGCACAAAAAGAGTTATAGTAAAAGGATTCCAAAAAGAAAAAAATATCGTGGTCAAGGTCGTTAGCATAACAATCATTTTACTATTTACAGGTTGCACTACTAAAGATATTAATTTAGACCCAATATCAACAGTAGCAAATCAACTAATAAAAGTTATAAAGGACAAGAAATGACAGTAAGTGACAAAGAAGCCAAAGAGTTCAATAAGATGCTAGATAAGCTTAAACAAGAAGCTGACCAAGAAAATGACTATAATGGTGGCGGTGCTTATAAAGCATTTCTTAATTTATTCTACAAAAACAAAATAGAAGATGATAAAAAAAAGAAGTAATTTCTACCCTAGCGGAGAAATCATAGATTATAAACTTCCTCAATCTTTTCAAAAAACTACATCAAAAGCGGCTTGCGGTAACTGTTATTTATTTAGCAATCGTAGGAACTATTGCGGTAAATGGAATGCACTAGCTGTTAAAGATAACTATATCTGTCATTCTTGGCGGTTAAGACAGTTTAAAAGATGAAGCCGATTATTATTTCTTTACTATATCTCACTACGTTTGGAGATGTCAAAATCGAGACGTTTGAGATACAGCAATCTTGCTCTGCTTGGTTTCATAATAATGTTAGAGTTCACGAGCAGAAAAAACGTAAGCTATTCTCTAACCACGTCTATCACGAATATAATGGGAAACAGGTCATAGGGTATATTTGTAGCGGCCACGAACCACAATAAAGTTTAATCCATAAAGCTTTTATGATATTAGTCAGTTATGGCAAAGTACAAAGGAAGAACAGTTAAGCTTAACAAAGTACAACGTGGTGACGTTAAGAAGTTCAAAGTATTTGTCAAAAACAGAAGAACAGGTAGAGTACAAAAAGTTAATTTTGGTCAGAAAGGTATGAGTATAGGCAGAAACGACCCAGCTAGACGTAGAAGTTTTATGGCAAGGTTCAGACCAATATTAGCAAAAGTTCGTGGTCAAAAGTCGCTGTCTCCGAGTTTTTGGGCGATTCGAACTTGGCAAAAAGGATTTAAATTATGAAGAAGATTAGAAAGATTCTAAAGAAGATATATGAATGGATATTAAAAGGTTATGGCACTTAAAATAGGAGAAGAACAACAAGTACAAATGCCAA